GATCGATTGAAGCTATCAATATCAATCTCGCCTGTTTCTTCATCTACATAATTCTGTAGCTGTGCTAGTTGGGTTGTTTGGTATAAGTTCATTTTGTAATCCTTAATCGCGACTTATTGGCATTGCGCGAATGGTTATCAGAAGGGAATATCAGAGCTATCATCAAAGTCATTTGTGTGACTAGATGATGTGCTAGATGTACTTGCGCCTGTGCGTCTATCATTAACTGACTTCAATGAGCTAATCATCTTTGATAATTTTTCAGGTTGTGTTTTCTTATCTAATATTTCACTTGCTGTCAGTTCGCTATCAGCTTCAAACACACCATAAATAACGACACGATCAACATCTTTGCCATTGGTATTATTAGTCGATAACTCGCGCTGTAATAACAACCCAATGCGTTTACCCATTAAATCAGGATAGCCATTGGCAGTTGCTTTAACAATTTGCTTGGCTTCACTATCCCATTTTTCAAAGTTGATATTGCCTTCTTTAGCCTCTTTGGTACGAGTGCAACAAAGAATGGCTTGCACAGTTGCCATACTAGGTAATGTTTCGCCTTTAGAATTAACTGTATATAAATCTAAATAATTAGCTGTTGAGCCGTCATCTGTTTTTAATGACAATCCAAAACCTTCTGTACCTTGTTTACTTCTAAGTTTTTCAGCGCGAGTAATCACACCAATGTACTTGCCTGATTCTTTGATTGATGTATTTACTCGGTCTGCCTGTCTTGCTTCTGCTGCATTAAGTGTTAAGCTCATTTTTAAGTCCTTTAAGTTATGCTGCCTGTTTTAAGTCGTAATACTCTTTGATAGCTTTATCGACTGCTAACAAGTCGTTGTCTATATGGTCATCATCAAATAACCCAATAGGCGTTTTAACTGTGTCTGAACCACTATTTTTAGTGCTAAACACATACTGTCCATTTATAACGTGAGTGCGTAATACAATGGTTAGTAATCCTTCTATCGTTATCTTTTCATCCAATAACTTACCGATTGTTTTAGCCTTCACTTGGCCTTGTTCGCTCACATCAGTATGTGATAACAAATAAACACGTTTGTAGTCTGGCAAGTGAGTTGCGGCTGTTACTACATCAAAATAATGTCTAGCCATTTCAGTAAACTTTTCATAGCCTTTTTCATGTGCTCTACTCATAAATTCATTGGCTAGTAAGTATTGCAAGTCATCAATAACAATGATCTCGCGTGTTGTTTTCTGCATAGCCTTAATAATTGATTCCCAATTATCAGAGTGATAGATATTTCCACCATCACCAACTGACTTCCAATTAGATTTAAAAGGGAGTGGTTTCTTTACCACTTGAATTAGCAATGTTTCCGCTGGATTCATATTGCGTAGGCTTGTTGATTTCCCTGTTCCTGATGTTCCTAGTACCATTGTGGCTATTGACATTTTTAACTCCTAAAGTCTGTAATTCGTATAAATAAAGTTGATATTCTTGTTCTTCTTGCTCTTGCTGTGCTTGTAGATAGCTATCATCAATGTAAGCATCATTCGCCATCACTTACCTCCAATTACTGCCAATATTAATATGCCAGCTACCAGACCAAAGATTATGAAAAATGTCATACCGTAGCCAAGAATGAAATTGCGATTAAGACTATCGCCCCGAAGCAGAAAGCAAATATGCAGTCGTAAGTGGTAATGATTGGCTCTTTATCTAGTCCACAATCTTTATAATCTGTCACTTGAATTCTCCTTAAACTTCAACTCTCTAATATCCTTAGCAATCTCTCTTAAAATAGCCTGTTCTTTAATCTTATAAGTGAGCAATATTTCAGTTATCACTTCATCAAATTCTTCTAGTGTGCGTTCCATGATTAACCCCAAGCTAATTGATTTTTATAAAAGTCGAATGCTTCACAGCGCACCAAATCTTCATTCTTTATAACTTTGGCTAACTTCGCTCTAAAGTCATCAACTGCAGCCAGTTTGTCATCAGTAGTATTTGCGTTATAAATAGCGCGTATTTCAGCAAAGCAATCACATAGCGCATCGTTTAGGTAACTATCATCAGCTACATATTCGGCCTGTAATTCCTCTGTTTTCTCATCAATCATGTAATCGCTAATTTGTGCTACTTGTGAAACTTTCATCTCATTCTCCTAAATTTACTGTATCGCTTAAGGGACTTATCTAATGACAGCGAAACGCCCTTATGGGGATTAATGCACGTTCTATTCTTTGCTAAACAACCAACCTGATTTCGACTTATGCCTATATCTTTCGAGTTGTTTCGTTTACCGCATGGATAGTATTAAACCATAGTTTAATTAGATAGTCAACCATTGTTTATGTAATAGACGAAAAAAAAGCCCAGAAGGGCTTAATGTATTATTTAACTATAGTTTGGGGGGGGAGATAAAGCAGGTTATCAGGTGAAACATGGCAGGCCACTAACGATAATATGCGCTTTCTTTTTACTTCTGAGAATGTCATTAAATAATTACGCATGACAGCTAAATCTTCGTTAAAATTATTGAATGATGTATTAGAGTTATCATCAATAGCGGAGTTTATTCTCCTATCTTTCCCACTTCTTGAGTAGGTATTGACACTATTTAAACCAAGTTCCCTAATTTGATTCATATAATAACCCTTATATTTTTATAACAATATAGCACATAGGGTTATTATATGTGCGATAACGTACATAATAAATGAATTATTTATGACGGACTAGGCTTGCTTTAAGTGCTCTGGCTTAATTTCTTTCTTATAGCCTTTAATAAGTCGTAGTGAATCTATAGCCATTCTTTGCGCCATATCATCAGCTTCATCAAATGCTTGCTTGAAAGCATCTAGTGGGTGCAATGCTTGTATTTTCTTTGAACCCTTGCCCTCAATCATCCACCTTGCACTATATCCACTTGCGTCTTGAATGGCGAAGAAGTACTCGCCTTTAATGTTTTGAGTTGCACCAGTTAACCACTTACCAATGGCCTGTTCTGTCACCTGGTGGCCTCTTGACGTGATTTGCCTACATAGGTCGGCACGCGTCCATCCCATTTGCTGCATCACTTCGTTTATACGATCACCTTGCATGACGGCATTATCCAATAAATAAACAAAACTATGGTTTGCTATTTTTAATAAACTATGGTTTAATGTTTGCATTATGAAAACAACTGAAGCATTAAAGATTTTTGGGAGTGTGCGAGGGATTGCAAAAGCTCTCGGTATTTCTGTTCAAGCTGTCCATAGATGGGGTGATTCTGTACCTCATTTACGTGCATATCAAATACGTGATTTACAAGTAGCAAGGGGATGTAATGTCTAAATTGAATAGATACGGTGAATCTACCGCAGAGTTACGAGTGACCATACCTAAAGCATTAATAGATTTAATTGATGCGGTTTCTATTTCTGAAACTAAAACATCTGGCCATGTAACTTCGCGTACTGACATCACTATTCAAATCCTCTCGCTGTATTTCAATCACAAAATTGATGAATCCATTGTGATGCTTAAGCTATTAAATATCAATCCAATAGCATTGGAAGAAAATAAGGGGAACTTAATTGAATAACCTCACATTGATTGTAATTGGAATGATTGCTTGGTTAGTTATTGCATATTTCGTTTCTATTAACTTGGCTAAGTTTATGAAAGAAGAAAATGAATAAACTAAAACTAGCTATTCGTAGAGCTAAAGCTATACCAGCTACGACTAATGACAAAGATAAATGCAAGGCGGTGCGTTCATGGGTTAAAGCTGTGAAAGAGATGTTAGCTTAATGCGTGATTATTCAAAAGTATCTGGGACATTCTGGACAGGCAAAACAGGAAAATCTATTCGTGGTGATAGCAATGCACAGATAGTTGCCATGTATTTAATGACTAGTCCTCATGCAAATATGATTGGTGTTTTTTATTGTCCAATTGGATATATACACCTTGATACTGGCTTATCAATTGAAGGGGCTTCTAAGGGGCTTCAAAGGCTCATTGAAGGGGGGTTTTGCACCATAGATAGTGATTCTGACATGGTCTATGTGCATGAGATGGCAACTTACCAAATAGGTGATTCATTAAAGCCTACTGATAACCGAGTAAAAGACATACAAAAACAGTATGACAACCTATCTGAAAGCCTTATTAAACAAGGGTTCTTTGATAAATATTCAAAAGCATTTTGTTTAAATAATTTAGATAAATTAGCAAGCCCCTTAGAAGCCCCTTCGAAGCCAGAAACAGGAACAGAAGCAGGAACAGAAGAAATACTTGGGGAAGAAAAACAACTTCCCCCAATTCCAAAAAAACAAATTGGCAAGTTACTTCCTAAAGATTGGGTTTTACCGAAGGCATGGGGTGAATGGGCTATGAATGAAAAGCCTACTTTCACGAAGGAACAAATCAGAGTGATTGCGGAAACCTTCAAAGACCACTGGCTGGCAAATTCAAATCAATCCAATTCAAAGAAAGCTGATTGGGAGGCTACTTGGCGCAACTGGGTACGCAGACAGCCAGCACCATCAGAAGTTAAAAAACAAGACGGACTCAATGGGATGAAAGTGATATGAGCGTACACAATTTATTAAGCCGTTTGGACAAGGTTAAAAAAACTGGCAAAGACTCATGGCGAGCTTGCTGTCCAGCGCATGGTAGTACAAAACAATCCCTAGCGATACGTGATGACAACGGCATGGTGCTGGTTCACTGCTTTGCCGAAGGGTGCGCGATTGATGACGTGCTTGGTGCGGTAGGTTTAGACATGAACGATGTTCAGCCAAGAGTGCCTGGTGAGCATAAGGCGATTAAGAAACCATTTTATGCAGGGGATGTGCTTGAAATATCAGCAGATGAAACTTTAATCGCTTACATGATCGTAAAGAAAATGTTAGATGAAACTGTCAATTTTAACGATATGCAGCGACTTTTGAAATGTGCCAGTAGGTTGCGCCATGCCTCAGAAGTAGCGAATAAGGGTATATAGCCATGAGTGCAAAATTATTAGCATTTGATGAAAGTGCAAGACAGTCTGAGTACATGGATTCTTTGATGATGCCTAGAAATATTGACTATGCAGAATACGCAAATACTCGCACAAGCGAGAAAGACAACATCAAGGATGTGGATTCATTCTACGAAGAATTAAAAGCTAGCCTAGACCCTAATCAAACTGTTCAAGGTGAAAGTCTGCCGTGGGTAAAGACTCATGACAATATCCGCTTTCGTAGTGGCGAGGTTTCAATGTGGCACGGCTACTCAGGACACAAGAAATCAATGGCACTTGGTTACGTGTCGCTAGGATTCATGGATCAGAACGCGCCAGTCTGTATTGCCAGTTTTGAGATGAAGCCAGTTAGAACACTTAGACGGATGCTGAATCAGGCAACAGGCACTACACAACCAACGCTACACGCGCTAGACGAGTTTAAAACATTCTGTAGGTCTAAGTTATGGATGTATGACAAACAAGGAACACTAACGCCTGACACGCTGTATGGCGTTATCTACTACGCAGCCGACCAGCTCAAATGCAAGCACTTTGTTATTGATAGCTTAATGCGTGTAGTGCCAAGTGAAACGGACTATGACGCACAGAAAAACTTTGTAATTCGCTTATGTGATATTGCGATGGAAACAGGTATTCATATCCACTTTGTCCACCATAACCGCAAGGGTGATGAATCTCAAGCTGCTGGTTCACAAGGCGCAAAAGGTACTGGCGCAATCAAGGATAACGTACATAACGCTATCGAGGTGTGGACTAAGTTTAAAGATTTAGATGCTCGCACTAAGGCTGATGATTTTGAAAGCCCTGATACCTACATGATTTGCACTAAACAGCGTGAGGGCGAATGGGAGGGTGCAATCGGATTGTACTTTGATGAATCAAGCCTTCAATTCGCAGGATCTAAAGATTCAAGGACTCGCACATGGATACGCTAGATTTTGCTAGAGATGTTTGGAAAGAGTTTGGACTAAACAGTTCTCAAGGTGCTGGAATGACTTTAACGGTTGATGGTGAAGTGGCTAAACAGTATGGAAAATTAACCAATACCGATGACCTAAAAGAAATGGGCGAAAGCATTGTGCATTATCGCAAAGAGGCTAAGAAATGATAACCATAGGCAAAGCAACTATTCACAACATGGATTGTATGGAACTTTTAAAATCCACGCCTGATAAGTTTTATGACTTAGCTATTGTTGACCCTCCTTATGGGATAGGTGGCGATAGCTCACATTCAAATAGAGCTTTGAAAGGTGCTGGTAAATTAAAAAATAGAGCTTTGAACACAGGGAATACAAAATGGGATATTGCCCCTGAACAAGAATATTTTAATGAATTAAAACGTGTTAGCAAAAATCAGATTATTTGGGGTGGTAATTACTTTGATATGCCAAAAAGCAGAGGGGTTATTTGTTGGGATAAATGTCAACCGTGGCCTAACTTTTCAGCATGGGAAATGGCATGGACTAGCTTTGATTGCGTAGCTCGTATATTTAGATTTGATAATCGTACAAGCGACAAAATTCACCCAACTCAAAAGCCAATATCACTTTATGAATGGTTATTAGCCACTTATGCAAAAGAAGGGCAAACAATCCTAGACACTCACTTAGGTTCAGGTTCACACGCTATCGCTTGCAACAACTTAGGCTTTGAGCTTACAGCTTGCGAGTTAGACAAAGACTACTACGAAGCATCAATAAAACGCATCACGCAAGCCACAGCACAGGAAAGGTTATTTGCATGAACCTACTAACAGACCCTAAAGCATTTAACTACCTAATCATGGTGCTTTACTTTATTAACTCTATCAGATGGGCATTTGCTGGTAACTATGCTGATGTTTGCTATTGGCTATCGGCATTTGCCATAACTGCAACAGTAACCTTTGGATATTCTCACTAATGAACCATACCAACATACTCCAAGCCATTGAGAAAAACGTCATCACTGTTGATGAAGGATTAGCTTTCGATTTATGGGTATTTGATAACCAACATAAAGCTAAAGATGTGATATTGCCTGATGAATTAAGAAGTGTGCTAGAGCGTATTTTAAAGATGGGAGCGCACTAATGACTTCACCTCAAGCGATAGAAATACTAAAAGCCCATACCTCACAGCAAATACCATACGAAGTCCGCATCGCGCTAGAAATAGCCATTTCAGTGATGAAAGAGCGCGTTGATATTTTGGAGGCGCAGTAATGGCTAAGTGTCCTACTTGTGGCAGAGATAAACCTAAATCAAATATTCAGCGCGGTAAGTTTCATGCCATGTGCGGTGAGTTGGGTAAGTTTATCGGACTAACGCCAGGCAAAGTGAAAGAGGCTATCAAGTTTGATTTTTACGGAATTGATGAATACAAAATCGGTAATAAGTGGTATCGCGCAGTTAAGCCAAGCGAGCAGTCAGAAATGGCAGAGTATGCAGATTTGATTACTTTTACTTACCAATGGGCAGCAGAGAATTGTGAATATGTATTTGAGGGGATGGAATGAAAATAGTTAATTTACCAGTACGTGAGATTAAAGACCCCAATGAACTATGCGACAAGATTATCGCTTTATTTCAGGAATATGAATGCAGTATCGCGGAGGCTATTGGCTACATGGAGATCATTAAAACTGAATTGATTGAGGATATGTATGAGTAATTATCGTAACAAGAAACTAACTCAATCAGCCAAGAATGAGGAATGTGTGAGCTGTGGCACTTATGACAATACGATCGTCTGGGCGCATTCAAATGAGAGCGGTCATGGTAAAGGCATGAGCTTAAAGGCGCACGATATTTTTGGCGCGTATCTTTGCATGAAGTGTCATCAGCTATTCGACAGCAATCCCGAATTAATCAACGGAGTATCAAGGTCTACATGGTTTCGTATCATGTGGGAAAAATCAATCAAAGTGGCTTGCAGAAAGGGCTATTTATAATGCTAGGCAAACAAGATACAAAAACATTTCATCTATTCAACGAAATATTAGCACTACTCGCTAACGGAGAGATGATGCTACCTGCAATCAGCGATGCTTTAGGCATGGAACATAATGGCGCATTAAACCGTATGAAGTGTTTAGTCGCTGATGGCTTTGTTCATGCTGAAAAGAGAGAGCAGGGATGGTATAGGCAAAAGACATGGTTCTATACAGCAATACGCAACAGTTATCCAAGAGATGAGTTTGAAGCCAAAATAGAACTAAGACACGCTAATCATAAATCCTACAAGAACAAACCGCGTAAGCCAATAGAGATTGTAGTTAAACCTGCAACCCCCTCACACATTTATGTATTTAACATTGATGAAAAGCGCGAGGGTAAATATATTCACCAGGATAAGTTTAACGAGCAAGCTAAATCCATTAAGAAACATTTTACTTATGGTGTGACAGGCTCAAGTATGGCGATGATCTAGTGAGAGTACGCGCAAGAAAAGACAGTAATCACGTTGAGATAGTCAAAGCCTTTCGCGCTATGGGTGTATCTGTTTTTGATACTGCCCAACTTGGAAATGGTTTTCCTGATATTGCGGTTTCCATTGGCAAAGTAACCGCACTCATAGAAATTAAAGATGGGTCCAAGCCACCTAGTGCAAGAAAGCTCACACCAGACGAGGTTAAGTTTCATGATGAGTGGCAGGGCTGGATAGAGATAGTTTGTAGTGTTGATGATGTGGTTAATCTAGTGAATCGTTTAAGGAGTAGCAAATGAAAGCACGACAATATCATACGACTGATGACGAAATTCTTTATGTCATGTCCATAGGTAAGCACTGTCATAATGCTAGACGCGTGCCAAGAATATCTATCCTAAAGAAATATATCAAGTCAGCCTATGAGCGTATAGATTGGTGCGGAATGAACAGTGAAGAAATAATCAGATATGCAGAAAGAGAGTTACAAGATGAGCTTAATAAAGCTAACGCCTAAACAACAGAAATTCGTTGATGAGTATCTAGTCGACCTTAACGCAACTCAAGCTGCTATCAGGGCTGGGTATAGCGTAAAGACAGCAAATGAGCAGGGGACCCAAAACTTAGCGAAACTTAGTATAGCCAATGCCATTCAATTACGCTCTAAAGCAATACAACAACGCACAGAAATAACGCAAGAAGAAGTGATGAAGAACATCGACTTAATTCGTGCTGATGCGATGCAAAAAATACCTGACAAAGACGGCAATCTAGTCATGCTCAATCATAACGCAGCATTGAAAGCTACCGAGTTACAAGGCAAGCGATTAGTCATGTGGACTGAGAAAGTAGAACATACAGGCTCGGTGACAATTACAGCATCACCATTGGATGAGAAGATTTGAAGCTAACAAGTAAACAGGAAGAAGCGCAACACATACTAGCCAGTGATGCTACTCATCTAATATTATTTGGTGGCAGCCGTTCCGGTAAAACATTTCTACTCGTTCGTAATGTCATCTATCGCGCATTGAAAGCACCTAACAGCAGACACCTGATAGCTAGGTTTAGATTGAACCATGTAAAGACTGCGATTGTGCAGGGTACATTCCCCGAAGTGATGAAGATTGCATTCCCTGGTGTAACGTATGAACTTAACAAGTCCGATCTATTCGTCAAGTTTACCAATGGTAGCGAGATATGGTTCGCTGGACTCGATGACAAAGAAAGAACCGAGAAGATACTTGGCAATGAGTATGTGACTATCTACCTCAATGAGTGTTCACAGATACCACAAGTATCAAGAGATGTAGTAGTCACTCGATTGGCGCAGAAGGTTAATCAGGTGATGGACAACAGACAGCCATTGACAATGAAGCCTCGTATGTATTATGACTGTAACCCACCTAACAAGAATCACTGGACTTATAGAACATTCATACTCAAGCAAAGCTGTGACACTCGACTATCCTTAGACAGACCAGATGACTATGCATGGTTTCAGATTAACCCACAGGATAACAAAGAAAACTTATCTGATAACTATATTCAAACGCTTGAAGGATTAAGCCAACGCTTACAAAAACGCTTTCTAAAGGGAGAATTTGCAGATGCTACGCCTAACCAGTTATTCAAAGAAGAAGATATTGATAAGTGGAGACATATTAGTGGAGAACTGCCTGATTTTGTGCGTGTTGTTATTGGTGTTGACCCCAGTGGCAGTGGTGATGTGGATAATGCAGATAATGACGCTATCGGAATTGTTGCTGGGGCTTTGGGTACTGATGGCAATGCGTATCTTCTTGAGGATAATACAGTTAAAGCTGGGCCAGCTACTTGGGGAAGAGTAACAACAGACACATTCGATAGGCTAGGCGGTGATGTAGTCGTGGGTGAGATTAACTACGGTGGCGCAATGGTAGGCTCAACGATACAGACAGCCCGACCTAGAACACCATACAAGACGGTGACAGCCACAAGAGGTAAGGCAGTCAGAGCAGAGCCATTCAGTGCGCTCTATGAGCAGGGCAAGGTGCGCCATGTTGGTAACTTTGCAGAGCTAGAAGATGAGCTGACCTCATTCTCTACGGTTGGCTATCTAGGTGAACGAAGCCCGAACAGAGCCGATGCGTGGATATGGGTATTGTCTGAGCTATTCCCTGCAATGGTTAAGCCTCCTAAATCTATAGGTTCATTCGTCATTCCGCAGACTGTGAATCACTACAAAAACAAGTTAAAATAATATAATTGCAAGTTATAACCATTGCATATATTATAAGTTTTGATTATATCCGCTGGTTGTTTCAGCTAAGCTAACGCTGTGAAGCGCTGCTCTTCCTAGGGATAGGAGGAATTCGAGGATGACACATGGCAACAATCAATCAGCTATCTAGGGATATATCGCCAGCACTGGGCGATTCTCTCCCTATATTTTCAAATAGCAATGGCAATACTCAACGCATTACAGTCAATGATCTAGCTGCTTATATATTATCTCTGGCATCGAGTGTTTATGTTGGTGCTACTGGTCCACAAGGTATTCAAGGCGTACAAGGCCCTATTGGTGTTGGAATATCAAGCATAGTCAGAACATCAGGAACAGGTGCAGCAGGAACGACTGATACTTATACGATAACTTATACCAATGCGACTACAAGTACGTTTAGTGTGGTGAATGGGGCTAATGGTAGTGGTGGAGGTGGCGGCGCTCCAGTTCAACAAACCCTTACTCAAGCAGGCGCTACTACTGCAGTAGATTGGGCGAATGGAGATACGTTAATTATATCTTCTGTCACTTCTGATTTTGTAATCGCTACTCCATTAAACCCAATAGCAGGCCATAAATATATAATCATTGGAGTGCAGGATTCTACTGGCTATCACAATATTGAATTTAATAATGTCATCTATGCAGGACAAACTCCAGGCGTAAGACAGAAAATTGAACTGTACTTTGATGGGGTAACTTACCTTTAATCTAGGAAATACAAATGAAACAACGATTATTACTCGCTTTACTCTCTCTACTAAGTCTTACCGCTTATGCTGATATTTTCACGCCATATGCGCCACCAGAGAATATCTATCATGTTAGGTCGGCAGTGCATGGCGGTAGCAACACTAATAACTGTACTGCTAGTAAGCCTTGTTTAACTGCGGCTTACGCTGCGTCTGTAGTTACTAAGCCTGGCAGTATTATCCATGTGCATACAGCTGATGGTAACTTTTCTGAAGCTACTACTATCAACCTTGCTAAAGGTGTTCACTTTGAGTGTGATGGTAGGACAGTTGGTAAGATGATTGACACTCACGTAGCTCACAATGAGAACTTTATCTTAGCTAGTTCTCTAGGTACAGAGGGGAACGATAACTATCAAGAGATTCGTTTCTGTGATTTTGATGGTAACTCACTCAACGGCTTTGATGGGATGCAAATCTTTGCCCGTAACAATGTAAAGATACATGACGTTAATATGGAGAACTGGTTATCTTCTGCCATTATAATGAGTGGTCGTAAAGATAACGCATTTGACCAACCACCAAATATATTTATGACAGGGGCAGAGATTTATAATTTTACTATTGCAAACTCGTCACAGTCTACTGGGTCTGAATCTGGTGCAATTCAGGCAGGTGGAACATCTGGACTAAAAATACATGATGGTTCTCTTGATAGTACTGTTAGTACAGGTAGATTGCCGGGGCAGACGGGCTATTTGCTTAAGCTTTCAACCCCAAGAGGCGGGTTTAATAAAGCTGTCGAGGTATATAAAACTACCATAACAAAGAAACGTCAAGAGAATTTTGATATAGCCATTGAACTTTGGAATAGTTATGGTGGAAATCTAATTCATGACAATATTATTCAGGGTAATGTTGATACCGATATGTGTCAAATGACTGAATATACATGGTGTACGCGTGTATATAATAATAAGATTGGATATGATACTTATGCGCCACTACCATTCAATATTACTGCTGCATCATGGAGTGCTGGAGTAGCCACACTAACACTTAATGTTGATGCACACATAACTGTAGGTGATGTTATTCGTATTAATGGAGGCGCTTCTCCGACAAGCTGGAATAATGTTGGGGGGAATGTATCTACTTGGAATAGTGGTACAAGAGTAGTAACATTTCCTTGGGCATCAGACCCGGGAACGTGGGTATCTGGTGGTTATGGTGGCGGACCAGAAAATGGAATAGGGGTCGAGTTAAACCAAAAAGGTTTAGAAATTTATAATAACTGGTTTAGGAATATACGTATAGGCGTAAGTTTCTATGTCCATAATAAGAACTTAGAAAACTTAGGTTCTAGCAGATACCGTTATGGAAGTTTTGGCGATATTTATATCCATGATAACATAGCTATCAATGCAATGCTCGCTATGTGGAACGCACCATCAGGCGCACCTCACGGGTACAATCATAATATTCAAATTGAGCATAATACGGTTGTAAATGTAGATAATCCAGAAGCCTACTGCGGAATCCGTATACCTGAGTATAGTATCTCAGATAATATTGCTGTGCGTAGTAACATTGTAGTGAACTGGCCTCAAGCTGGTATTTGCTTAACATCAAACACTGGAGTGCTTGTAGATAATCTATCGGTTGAGAATAATTTACTATATCTTAATGGTAATAGTAATCTTACCAAGATATTCACAGCGTCAGCAGGTCAAAGGCTTACAAATTATATAGACCAAAATAATATAATTGGTGACCCACTGTTTATGAATTTCACCCTTACACCAACAGCAGCAGGTAGCATACTGGCAGATAAGTGGTATAACATTAATACAGTCGGAACTACTAACTTTACATTAATTGGGGCAAGCTCTAATACCGTAGGGCTTTCGTTTAAGACAAGTAAGCCTTTAATCAATGTAACTTCGGGTTTAGTCACTGGCGTAAGCTACAGTATTGCATCTCCTGGAACAACAAACTTTACCCTTATAGGTTCTGCAAATAATACTGTAGGCACTATATTCATCGCAACAGGACCGGGTTCTGGCTCAGGCGCTGCTTACCAACTCGATTCATTAGGTACAGGAACAGGCACAGTAGATGGTCGTGATTTTAGATTACAACTTGCATCCCCTGCAATCACTACAGGGTTAGAAACTCCATTCCTTTGGGATTATCGCGGAAGATATCGTGGGGCTAATCCTGATATTGGTGCTGTACAAGCTTGTTATAATCCATCTACTTGTGAAACTGGCTCATACATAATGAATCAACCAGCGCCAATTGCACCATTCTAGGAGTTAGCATGAAAAAGATTTTAAGCTTAGCTTTACTGGCATTTGCTTTAGTTGCAAGTGCTGCGCCTACCCCAAACCTGGCAATTAACCCTGATGGGACTACTTGGTCAGGGATAGGGTATAAAGCACAACAGGCAGTAACGACAGGAACTATTGTCGCCAAAGAATATGGGAGTAACGCTTTCCATAAGACTGTGCTGATTATGACAGCAACACCTATAGTGATGAATGGTAGTGCTGGGAATGTTCTTTACGGGGGTGTAGGGACTACTACAATCGTACCACTGTATACTTTTCCTAGAGGTAACATTCAAATCTTAGGCGCAGAAATACAGGACTTCAATACTGCGAAGCTTACTTGTAGTTCCGCAGGGGCCACAACATTTACAAGTATTAGTTCACTAGGTACTGTAACAGCTGCTAATGACGCAACGTTGACGAGTACAGAGGCAAATATATTAGCCTCAACTGCGAATGGTACGGCAGCTGCTAAGATAGCAGTAGTACACAACATTGATTTAGTGGCCCCTGCTGCACCGATTGATGGTACTACAACGGCTGTCCCTGCTTACTTTAATATTGTAATTGCTTCTGATGCGGCCAATGCTGCTGGCGTTTGTACGTTCACTGGCACAGTTACGATCAACTGGACTAACTTAACTTATAACTAACAGCAATTCATCTTGGCAGTAAATTTAACAACTCTAACGCAGTGATTGCGCCGAGGACATAATGAGTAAAGAAGAACAATTAGCATTGATTCATGAACGTGCTGTGAATGAGTTTAACTCTATTCAGCAAGCAGTCAATGAAGAGCGCAAGCAATGCTTACAGGATAGGCGTTTCTACTCTATTGCAGGGGCGCAATGGGAAGATGCGCTAGGTGATCAGTTCGCTAATCTTCCACGCTTTGAAGTCAATAAGATTCATCTGTCTGTCATTCGCATCATCAATGAATATCGCAATAATCGTATATCAGTCGACTTTCTGCCTAAAGATGGTAGTGATGACAAGTTTGCAGAAACGCTCAATGGATTATACCGCGCTGATGAGCAAGACTCTACCGCACAGGAGGCCTACGATAATGCTTTTGAAGAGGCGGTCGGAGGCGGCTTTGGTGCTTGGCGTGTTCGTGCTGTTTATGAAGATGAGTACGATGAAGAGAACGAGAACCAGCGTATCGTCTTTGAGCCGATATTCGATGCTGATACGACAGTATTCTTTAACCTAGACGCTAAACGCCAGGATAAGTCAGACGCTAAACGGTGCTGGGTACTTACTTCAATGGTACTCGATGACTATAAAGATAAGTGGGGAGATGACCCGTCTACATGGCCTAAGTCTATCAATCTATCTTTCTTTGACTGGCATAAGGCGAATACCGTATGGGTGGCTGAGTATTATGAAGTCGAGGATAAGACTAAGAAGATATTTATTCTTAAAGGCTTACAAGATGATGAGATTAAACTAGACCAAGAAGAGTACGAAGAGCGCAAGGAAGAGCTAGATGCAACAGGCTATAACTTACAGCGCACTCGCAATGTTAAACGCCCGATGGTGCATAAATACATCATGAGCGGTAATTCTGTCTTAGAGGATTGCGGATATATCGCAGGCAAGAACATTCCTATCGTGCCTAAGTATGGTAAGCGTTGGTTCGTGGATAATATCGAGCGTTGTATGGGTCATGTAAGGCTCTCTAAAGACGCTCAACGCTTAAAGAATATGCAGCTGTCACGGTTAGGTCAGATAGCCTCATTGAGTCCTGTAGAGAAGCCTATCTTTACGCCTGAGCAAATGGCTGGGCATGAAATGGCATGGGCTGATGATAACGTAGAGAACTACCCTTATATGCTGATTAATCCAGTGATGGATGCTAACGGTCAAGAGATGGCGAGCGGTCCGGTAGGTTACACGAAACCGCCTGGCATTCCTCCTGCAATGGCTGCGTTACTGCAAATCACTGAACAGGATATGCAAGACGTTCTCGGCAATCAGCAAGCAGGGGATATTCTGCAATCACAACAGTCTGGCAAGGCTACAGAACTCATCCAAAATAGATTGGATATGCAAGCCTTTATTTACATGGATAATCAGGCTAAAGCGATGAAACGCTGTGGCGAGATATGGCTTGATATGGCGAAAGAGATTTATATTGACGAAGGCCGTGAGATGAAAACTATCTCTCAACATGGCGATAGATCTACTGTTAAATTAATGACGCCTACCATTGATAAAGATGGCGCACAGACTTATGAGAATAACTTAGGGGATGCTGACTGTGATGTGGTGGTGGATGTTGGCCCATCGTTTGCAAGTAAACGCAGTTCAACTGTTCGCTCATTGACTAACTTACTTTCTATTATCGCACCAGTAGACCCTAATCAAGCCTCGCTCATCTCATCAGCCATTATGATGAATATTGAAGGCGAGGGATTGTCTGATATTAAAGACTTCTACCATAAGAAACTAGTCGGCATGGGTGTGATTAAACCTACTGAAGAAGAGCAAGCCGAGATGGAGCAATCCGCACAGCAACAACAACCTGATGCGAATACTGTGTACTTGCAATCTGCTGCGAAGAATGAAGAAGCTAAAGCCATGAAAGCGGCAGCCGATACGCAGAATGTTAATGCTAAGACCGCATCAATTATCAAAGATATGAACCATCAAGACCGAGAGCATACGCTCAATGTAATCAAGACAATTGCAGATATAACTAAACCAACGATAGGACATTAACATGGCTACTTTAACCGCACCTCAATCTGCATCAATTAGCTTAACCGCTGGACAGACTCTAGTTATCGGTCAAGGTGGCTATAGTATTGTGAGTCCATCATCAAGTGACCAGCCTTTTGAAGTAGGTATTCAAGGCGGTATCGTTGGACCATATCCATCTGATATAACGATATATCTTACCGTTGAAACTGGCTCGATTAACTATTATACAACTTCACCAGTGCCTAAAGGTGCTGTACCAATGTATGGTAACTTAGATAAAGACGGCAACCCTATAGGGATAGTTAATCCTAAAGATGGCTCAACAATTCATAGTTACAATCAATCATTGGATAGACCTCCATCATTATTAGATAACTCATCTATTGGCTACAATGTAAACTCAGTATGGCAAGCAAAAGGACAGATTTATAAACCTGCAATTGCACCTGACAGTACAAGTACTATTTGGCAGAAACAACCTGTAGCTGGTGGCGCATACTTCACTGATGTGGCAACTGCTGGTGCTACGGTATTTGCTGGTGGTTTATGTGCAATGAAAGCTGGTTATGTTGGCGCGGCTGTAGATATTAACGTCATTATTGCAACGATAGCCACTACAGTAACGATTAATATTCTAGCTACTGGTGAACTAGATGTTTCTACATTGCAAGCGGCAATGGCTAGAGCAGATGCTGGTGCAGATGTAACAATCATTAAACTATATGACCAATCAGGTGGTACTAATCACTGGCTAAAGAGTGCTAGTTATGCCGCACCATACATTGACTTTGATGTGATGCTAGGTCGTTATGTGATGGCATTTGACCGTTATGATAGCACTGGAACAAGAACTATATTACAAGCTAATGTGCTAATGTCGGTTACTGGCAACAGTGTATCTACTTACTTAGTGGGTCGTGGTATTAACTCTGGTGATAATCTATATTTATCAAGTATATCAATGGGCGACCATTTAGCTGGGGCATTAAAGACAATGTCATTAATTACTAGTGTCAATGGAAAGCCTAGATTGTATAGAGATGGTCAATCTGATGCTATTCCAGCATCCCCTGTGCCATTTGATAGTAACCCTCATGTATTGATAACCACTTTAGATACTACAACATTCGCATTAAGTGTAAATGAGGTATCAAGCTCAGTATCAAAAACAAGTGACGCTACCGCATATGCAGGTGGGTGGTTAGGTTGTATTTGGCCTTCATTCGCATCTTCGTGTTCACATCGTATTGTAGGCTTTGGTATATGTAACACAGTATTAACTGCTAATCAGCAAACATCATTACGTTATGGCTCTTACGCTAGATTCAATATCAAACCTCAAGCAATAGACCAAGTTTTCTTACTAGGTGATAGCCGTTCATCATTTGCTAAGAAAGCATCAAACGCACCTGAGATTGGTAGAAACATTGCCGTTGAATTAGCTGAGAGATTATCAGGTAATGCTAAAGTTTATAACATATCTCAAGGTGGTGAAACTACAGCATTAGCGCTGGCAAATAAAGTGCCGACAATTGTTTCAATGTATCAAGCTAACGTTAAAAATACAGTAGTGATATTACTAGGAATTAATGACTTTATAGTAAGTACTTTAACAGTCG